AACCGGTGCAACTGGCGCTACGGGATCTACCGGTGCAACTGGTCCTACCGGACCAACCGGTGCTACGGGGCCAACAGGTCCGACTGGTCCAACTGGCGTCAACGTTGCAGGTTTCAATACCCAGACTGGTACCTCGTACACCCTGGCTATCGGTGACAAGGATTACATCGTTACCTGTAACAACGCTTCAGCAATTACAGTCACAGTGCCACCATCGGTCTTTAGCGCTAACGACACAGTTAACGTAGTCCAGTACGGAGCAGGTCAAGTGACCTTTGCTCAGGGTGCTGGCGTAACCATTCTTTCAACAGGTGCTACAACTACTGCTCCAAAGCTACGCACCAACAAGTCTGGTGCATCAGTGATCTGTACAGCTAGCAACACGTTCCTTATCGTCGGCGACCTAGCATAGTTCTGGTACACTGTCAAGATGCGTGTAAACGATTTCTTTGACAGGGTAGTGGTCATTAACCTAGACCGTAGAACAGATCGAATGGACAAGCTTGACCCTCAGCTCAAGGAGCTGGGGATTGAGTATGAACGGTTCAGTGCAGTAGACGGCAAGGAGTTGGATATAAATCCAATCGTTGCTGGGACTATGAGCCACGTTGCGGTGATGAAGAAGTACGAAGAAGAGAAGGTGCTCATCCTTGAAGATGACGCCCTGTTCTGTGAGAACTTCAATGAGAAGTTTGCTGAAGTAATAGAGACTCTTCCCGCAGACTGGGATGTTATGTATCTTGGAGCGTTGCTTCCTAAGACTACTGGCAAGGTAACACCAGTTAATAAGGACTGGGCAAGACAAGTCTTTAGTACTGGAACTCAGGCGTACTGCGTAGCACCGGTTCGAGCCAAGTACTTTATTGAGAAGCTAGATGGTTACGAGTGGTACATAGATATCGGGATGCGAGTATTCGCTGAAGGATACAACGCCTACATCACAACGCCGAATCTAGTAACGCAGTTCCCTTCATACTCGGACTTGCGAAAGATGGATGTAAATGACTTTTAAGATAGCGGTGTACACCATCGCTTTGAATGAGGAGAAGCACGTTGAGCGTTGGTACCAGTCTGCTAAAGACGCAGACTACCTGCTCATCGCAGATACCGGATCGACTGATAAAACCATTGAGGTTGCACGAGGTCTTGGCATTACGGTTCACCAGATTTCTGTCGTACCCTTTAGGTTTGATGACGCAAGGAATGCGTCGCTAGCCTTACTACCTGCTGACATAGACTATTGCATCGCACTAGATATGGATGAGGAGCTAGCACCAGGCTGGCGAGAAGCGTTGGAGAAGATTGACCCAACGATTGATAGACCTTCATACCGACGCATCGAAGCCTTTAACGCAGACGGAACTCCGAACCTAGAGTTTAACGGGTTCAAGATCCACCGTCGTAAAGGCATCAGATGGCATTACCCGATACACGAAGTACCTCAGTGGTACGCAGATGAAGAAGAAGTAAAGGGTTACGTCGAAGGTTTCGAGATTCACCACAGACAAGATAAGACCAAGTCTCGTGCTCAGTATCTACAGATGCTAGAGCAGGCAGCCAAGGAGAACCCTGACAGCCGTAACTTGTATTACCTTGGTAGAGAATACTTCTACTACAAGCGCTTTGAGGATTCAGCTAAGACGCTCAAACAATACCTAGAGTTGTCAATCTTTCCAGAGGAGAGAAGCTCAGCGTGCCGAGTATTGGCATCGTGCGAACCTGGCAAAGCCGAAGAGTGGTTGCTACAGGGTATTGACGAACACTACAACAGAGAGTCAGTGCTAGCACTTGGTCACCATTACTACCAGACAAAGCAATGGGCAGAGTGCTTGCTGATAAGCAAGAAGGCAATAGAGATCACCGAAAGACCTATGGGTTTCTTATCGGAGAACTGGGCGTGGGGCCATATGGCACACGACCTGATAGCAGTATCTAGTTGGCAGTTAAATGATTTTAAGACTGCACTAGAGCACGGACTGAAGGCGGCTGAACTGTCGCCTGATGATGAAAGATTACAAAGCAACATCCAATTCTATAGGAGCAAGAATGCCAACACTGAGTCAGATGATCTCCGAGGTACAGACTAACCTTCAGGGTTACTCTCTGCGCCAGGACCGTATCACTAACCTAGCCACACCAGGTGGCATCTCTGCAACAGACCTTACCTTTAAGATTGGTCAGGCAGATAACCTTGCTAAAGGTATCGTCCAGATTGATGATGAGCTTATCTTCGTCTCAAGCTTTGACAAGCAGAACCTAACGCTCAATGTAATGCCAGGCTTTGGTCGTGGCTTTATGGGTACAACACCAAGCCCACACTCAGAGAACGCACAGGTTACTCTGACACCAACCTTCCCAAAGGTAACGATTGCTCAGGCTTTGAACGACACTATCAACTCCTTGTATCCAAAGTTGTTCGGTGTGTCCTCAGTTACATTCCCATTCAATGCAGCACAGATTGCATACCCACTGCCAGATGATGCACGTGATGTGCTCTACATCTCTTGGCAGACACCAGGTGCTTCTAAGGAATGGCTACCAGTAGACCGCTGGGGCATTGACCGTATGGCTAACGTCGCAGCCTTTAACACAACTAAGGTTGTTAACATCTACAGCCCTATCGTTCCTGGACGTACAGTGCAGGTTTACTACTCAGTTATTCCTAATGACCTTACTAACGGTGGAGATGACTTTGCTACCGTCTCAGGTCTACCAGAGTCATCACGAGATGTAGTTACTCTCGGTGCGGCATACCGCTTGCTCTCATACATTGATACAGGTCGTATCAACCTTATGTCAGCTGAAGCAGATAACGCCGATACAAAGCTTCCATCAACAGCCGGTGCGACTGCATCCAAGTACATCTTTGCGCTATACCAACAGCGACTACAAGAAGAATCAACCAAGCTTCAGGATCGTTTCCCGATCCGTATTCACTACTCACGATAAAGAGGGCAGCATAATGATAAGAGAATACAGTTCGATCTCGGTAGAGACGACCCTATCTGCACAGATGACCAGTATCCAGACAACGCTCAACGTTGCATCCGGTACAGGTGCTGCGCTCCTTGGTGGAGTTACGCTATCTCCTGCTGGTACATATCAGTTTACACTGGCTATTGACCCTGATACAGCTAACGAAGAGATTGTCTTTGCTACTGCAAACTCAGGTGACACCTTTACGGTGCAACGTGGACAAGCTCAGTCAACTGCTATTACACACTCAGCAGGAGCAACAGTACGCCACGTACTAACAGCCTCAGACCTCGATTACTTTAATGATGCTATCCAGCCAAGCATCGTCACCGCTAAGGGTGACTTGATTGTTGCAACAGCATCTAGCACACCAACCAACCTAGCAGTTGGTACAGATGGTCAGGTTCTTACAGCAGACTCTGCACAGGCTAAGGGTGTGAAGTGGTCAACACCATCTACATATCCAACACAGACTGGCAACAGCGGTAAGTACCTATCTACCAACGGCACAGCCGTATCGTGGGAAGCAGCAGTACCTACGCTTAACCTTACTCTGAATGCCCAGACGGGAACGACGTATACCATTACAGCAACTGATCTTAACAAGTTGGTTACACTGAGCAACGCATCAGGTATCACGCTGACTATTCCTAACGGTGTCTTTACTACTGGTCAGACTGTCAACATCCAGCAGTTGGGTGCAGGTCAGGTCACTATCGCTAGCGATGGAACAACATCATTTACTGGTACTGGTACTAAGTTACGTACCCAGTATTCAGCTGCAAGCATTGTCTGCACAGGAACCAATACGTTCACTGTGATTGGAGACCTTGCTTAATGACTCCTCCAATTCTAGGTATCTGGGCTTCCCAGATCTCAGGCCATCTATGGGCGCCTGCTGGTGCCTATGATGCACTGGCTACCGTAACAGTGCCATCAGGTGGTGTTGCATCAGTGACCTTTGCTGGCATCCCGACTGGCTATAAGCATTTGCAGATTCGTGGGGTTGTCTCGAATGCCTACGGCAGCGGAAATTCAAACGTTTCTATGTACCTTAATGGCGACACAACAACAAGCAACTATTACAGCCACTACCTTTACGGTGTCGGATCGGGTTCAGGTGGTGCAGCAGCATCTGCAAATTCCCTTTACACATTCCAGGCATCTGGTCAGTCAACATACCCAAGCGCTTTTGTCTTCGACTTGCTTGATTACTCGGACGTGGCCAAATACAAAACAACAAGGACGCTCAGTGGATATGACGCCAATGGCTCTGGTCTCATTGCTTTAACTTCGGCGTTATGGAAAAACACAGCAGCGGTCACTTCCTTGCAACTGGTCGCTCAAGATGGCAACTGGAATTCGGGTTCAACTTTTGCACTTTACGGAGTTAAATAATGGCAACTAACACATACGTCGCACTAGACAAGGTAACTGTCAGCGGTACTTCTACTACATCAGTTACTATATCTGGAATTAGTGGAGCATATACCGACCTAAGACTCGTAATCAATTCACAAAATCAAAACAGCACTAATCAGCCTTACATTCAATTTAACGCAGACACCAGCACTGGTTCTACAAACTACTCAACAACTTCTTTACGTGGTGATGGATCATCTGCTGCATCTGGTCGTCACACAAATCAAAATGGTTGGTACCCAGTTCCAGGCCCAGGCGTTGGAACAACCGGAAACTTTGAACCTTGGCTTGTAGACATTATGAACTACAGCAACACCACAACATATAAGAGCGGATTAAGTCGCTTTAACAATGCCTCTTCTATTGTTTCTGCTAACGTTCATTTGTGGCGTAGCACAGCAGCAATTACCTCTATTACTATTACAGCAGAATCTGGTGCTGGTTATCTAGTTCCAGGATCAACCTTTACTATCTACGGCATCAAATCTTGGGCAGCGGAGACAACACCAAAGGCGACTGGTGGATATGTCTACTCAGATTCCTCTTACTATTACCACGTGTTCCCATTTTCTGGAACATTTACACCGAACCAATCATTAACTGCTGACGTTCTAGTAGTTGCTGGCGGCGGCGGCGGTGGAGGTGACTGGGCTGGTGGAGGTGGAGCAGGTGGTTACTTGACGTTTTCATCTCAATCACTTACAGCAACAGGCTATACCTGCACTGTTGGTGCGGGAGGATCTGGAGCAACAAGTACTTCAGTCAGTGGAGCAGTTGGTGCTGACTCACAGTTTGGTGCCTTAACCCTTGTAAAGGGTGGTGGTTTCGGAGCCAAGCCATTCGTTGCAGGAGGTACTGGCGGTTCTGGTGGTGGCGGTGGTTACGGCGGTAACTCAGGCGGATCAGCAACTTCAGGTCAAGGTTTTGCTGGCGGTAGTTCTGGAAGCGACTCTGGCGCTCCTGGTGGCGGTGGAGCTGGACAAGTTGGCGCAAGTGTAAGCAACCCAAATACTACCAATGGTGGTAAGGGTGGAGATGGTTTAACCACAGCAATATCAGGTGGAGCAACAACTGGGTTTGGTCAACTATCTAGCGGTAACTATTACTTTGCCGGTGGCGGTGGAGGTCGTAGTGGTTTATCGCCAGCAGTAGGTGGCGCAGGTGGTGTTGGCGGTGGAGGCACTGGAGGTACTTACTATCTTTCTATAAATGGTACTTCAGGTCAGGTTAGCACTGGTGGCGGTGGAGGCGGCGGAGCCAACAATGGTGGCTATGCAGGCAACGGCGGATCCGGTGTAGTCATAGTTCGATATGCGAAATAAGGAGATATAAATGGCACAGAATTACGTACTCTGTTCAGTCGAAGACTGCGATAAAAAGCGTGAGACTGAGGTACGTGGTTTGTGTGCTATGCACGATAGGCGCTTAAAGGTTCACGGTGATCTTAACAAAGGTAGAGCTTCTACTAGAAAATGCAGCCTAGAAGAATGTGACGACAAGCATATATCTAAGGGGTATTGCCGTAAGCACTATCTAAGGAATATGACTTATGGAGATCCACGCGCTACCAAGCGCAAGGGTTATGCAATCATCAATGGATACAAAGAACTGCGTATGCCGGATCATCCAATGGCTCGTTCGGGTGGTTGGGTGACAGAACATCGCCTAGTAATGTCTGAGCATATCGGACGCCCGTTAGTTAAAGGCGAGAATGTTCATCACATTAACGGGGACAGAACAGATAACCGTATAGAGAACTTAGAGCTATGGAATACAACACAACCAGCAGGACAAAGACCGGAGGATAAAGTGGCATACGCTATTGAAATCTTGGAGCTGTATGCTCCTGACTTATTGAAGGAGTCCGTGAGTGGCTAATAATTATATTCTCTTAGAACGTATCGAACTCAACGCATCAGCTGCATCTGTTACCTTCAGCAACATTCCTCAGACCGGTTATACCGATCTTAAGATTGTGGCATCAGTAAGAGGAACAAACTCTGCTATCTATCAGTTTGCCAGCATTACATTTAATGGTAGTACGTCTGGATATTCTGGTAAAAGAATTGAAGGAACCGGTTCAAGTGCGATATCTTATGGTGGTTCATCAACCGGTGTTGACATCAATTTTGGCGCAGGTGCTACATCTACAGCAAATACATTTGGTAATACTGAAGTGTATATTCCTAACTATAACGTTTCAGGAGTTGCTAAGTCAGTATCATCTGACATCGTAGGCGAGAACAATGCGACTACTGCGTATTCAGTTCTTGCTGCAGATTCGTGGTCCGGAACGGCAGCTATTAACACAATTGGAATTGCTGCAATAAATGGTGTATTCGTCCAGTACTCAACCTTCTCCTTGTATGGAATAGCAGCAGTAGGTACTACACCTGTTACTGCACCAAAGGCAGACGGCGGTAATGTCATTGCAACTGATGGCACTTACTGGTACCACGCATTCCTTAGCAATGGAACCTTTACCCCACAGGTAGGACTTAGCGCAGATGTGCTAGTCGTAGCTGGTGGTGGTGGAGGTGGTTGTGACATCGGTGGTGCTGGTGGTGCTGGTGGTCTTTACGCTTTTACTGCTCAAACACTTACTGTATCTAACTACACTTGCACTATTGGTGCAGGCGGTGCGGGTGGAACTAGTGCAGGTATCCGTGGTAGCAACGGAGTTAACTCTTCGTTTGGATCATTGACTCCAGTATCTGTTGGTGGCGGTGGTGGTGGTAGCTATAACTCTGGAGACAATGGGTTCTCTGGAGGTTCTGGCGGTGGTGGTGGTCACAACTCCACTTCAGGTGGTGCTGGTACATCTAGTCAGGGCTACGCAGGTGGTCGTGGTAATCCTGCTGGATCTTCAGGCGGCGGCGGTGGTGCTACTGCTGTTGGTACTGATGCCGGTGCATCAAGTGCTGGTAATGGAGGAGCTGGATCTAACGCTTATTCATCTTGGGCTTCTGCAACAGGAACAGGCGTAAGCGGTTACTATGCTGGCGGAGGCGGTGGAGCTAAATACAACGGCTCTAGCGGTGGCGCTGGCGGAGCAGGTGGCGGTGGAGCTGGTGGCGTTTACGGTGGAAGCCCGCAAAATGGAACAGCAGGAACACCCAACACCGGTGGAGGCGCGGGTGGTGGTTCACCATACGCTGGTCAAGGTGGTCTTGGTGGTTCAGGAATTGTTATTATTAGATACCCAGTAGCTTAAAGGAGATATGAATGTCACATTGGGCAGAAGTAGATGGAGATAACACAGTTCTCCGAGTACTAGTAGGAAACAACAGCGACCCTAACGAGGGCTATGATTGGCTTATCGAGAACCTTGGTGGTCGCTGGATTAAGACAAGTTACAACGGAAACATCCGTAAGAACTTTGCAGGTATTGGGTACAAGTATGACGAAGGCCGTGATGCGTTTATCGCACCAAAGCCTGAGTGCCACCCAGACCTAGTAACACTAGACGAAGAGACTTGCACTTGGTCTTGTCCAGATGCTTCACACGTAATCATAATGGGAGAAGAATAATGGCTGATAAGAAGTTAATCGTAGATCTTGCTAAGGGTACACAGACTTATGTGGACCTCACACCAGAAGAGATTGAACAGCGTGCAGTTGATGCACAGGCTGCTGCTATTGAGAAGGCAGAGCAGGATGCAGTAGCGCAGGCTAAGGCAGATGCCAAGCTTGCAGCTCAGGCAAAGCTTGCAGCTCTTGGTCTTACTGGCGAAGAAGTAGCAGCACTAACAGAGTAACAACTCTTTGCTTTACCTCCTGAACACGAGGTTAAACTGTTCTTATTTTTATGTCTATTTTAAGGAGCAATAATGGTGCCACCGTATGGATCGGATATTACTGAAGGCATACCAATGCCATTATCAAACCCTGGTGGTAATCAGGCTTATGCTGCCAGCGGTATCTCGTTTGACGTAGCTATCGCAGCGCAACCATTCTTCCTTAACAATACAGATGAGACACCGTATCGTCGTGTCACAGCCCAGTATCGTAAGAACCAGGTTGATATGTCACGTGAGCCTGGTGAGCAGACACTCACCGGTTGGTGGCTACGCTCCCAGTCTACATTCCATTACGGCCAAGGTATTAGATTCTTTGAGCCAGCACAGGATGAATCGCTACGCTTCCAGTACACCTGGTCTAAGGGTTGCAACGTATGGGATAAGGGGCAAGTAACACTGCTTCACGATGTAGATACAACTCACCTTACTACTGGTAAGTTGCAGGCCAACAAGCGTCCGTTCCAGATTGAGCGTTCCATTAGACCTGACTGGACTGTTACCAACAAGGCTCTTACTTCTAACGTAGCAACACTTACTATCGGTAGCCACAAACTTCCTGTCGGTGCCACAGTAAACATTACCAACGTTGATTCAACCTTTGATGGCACTTACGTGCTGACAGCAGTAGCTGCAACAACTATCAGCTATGCCAAGACAGCAGATAACGTTACATCAGTAGCGGCTACCGGTGCTGTAACCCAGGACTCAATCCTTCTATGGGATGAGTACGACGTAGACAAGATTGATATCGGCGGTGGGCTTATCCACTTTATTGACTACACAGCTGGAACAGATGATCCTGTATACGCTATCTGTGATGACGGAAGCTATGCCTACTGGGTAACTAACCAGACCGCGGGTGGCGCTAAGAAGATTCACGTCTATAAGAAGTTACTTACCGATGATTCAACGGTGTCACCTACTCTGATGTTTAACGCTACTGGTATTGTGGCAACCAACGCAGTAATGGAATACACCAAAGAGCGTATCATTATGTGCGTCAACGATAGCGTCTATGAGTTTGCTACAACTGCAACTGCACTACCTACTGCGGTCTACTCACACAAGGACCCAGATCACATCTTTACTAGCATCACCTCAAGCGGTTCTGCAATCTACGTGGCAGGCTACGGCGGTATCCAGTCAAACATCTACAAGTTTACGCTGACTACAGCAGGTGCTATGCCTACGCTGACCAGTGCTATCACTGCAGCTGAACTGCCAGTAGGTGAAGTCGCATTTAGAATCTATTACTACCTTGGCTATATGGCTATTGGTACAAGCCTTGGCTTGCGTATTGCACAGGTATCAGACCAAGACGGATCTATTGCCTACGGCCCATTACTCTTTGAGTCAGAAGTACCTGTCTATGACGTAGCAGGATTCGACAAGTATCTGTGGTGTACTAGTAACGTTGATGGCAACCCTGGCGTTACCCGCGTTGACCTGTCTACCCCTATCGGTAGCAACCTAGTCTTTGCCTACGCTTGGGACTTGTATGATCCTAGCTTGACTGGCTTTACTACAACCTCTTGCTCCTTTATGGGTAACACCAACCGCCTTGCATTCTGCACGGCTAACAATGGCACAGATGATGGCACTATCTACATTGAGTCAGCAGACGTTCTAGTATCTGAAGGCACTCTACGTACTGGCTTCATCCGTTACAACACACTTGAGAACAAGATTTTCAAGTTGCTGACACCACGCTTTAACACCCTTAACGGTGGTCTGGCTATCCGTTCTATTGACCAGAACAATACAAGCTACAACCTTGGTACGTTCTCACAGGGATCTGACCTGTCACAGGTAGGTATCACCTACCCTAACGGAGCACAGCAGTACCTTGCCTTTGAGTTTATCTTCAGTCGTTCTACCTTCAGCAACACATCCGGTCCAACCTTTACTGGGTACCAGGTGAACACACTCCCATCTATTCCACGTCAGCGACTTATCCAGTATCCAATCTCTATGTACGACCACGAGATGGATAAGTTCGGCAACCAGACTGGCTATGAGGGTTATACCTATGACCGCATCCAGACAATGCAGAACATTGAAGATGTTGGAGACTTGATCAAGGTCGAGGACTTCAGAACAGGTGAGACCTATCTCGGACTAATCGAAGAGATGGACTTCATCAACAAGACACCTACCGACAAGCGATACTCCGGATTCGGCGGTTTGCTTCTAATAACAATAAGGACAGCGTAATGACAGCAGAAGACTACGCAACTGTAGCGGTTGCAGTATGTACAGTAATTGGTGGATTTGCTACAGCAGTACGCTGGATGGTTAAGCATTACCTAGCAGAACTTAAGCCCAATTCAGGATCAAGTATGCGTGATGAAATCACTGGACTTAAGCACGAAGTAGCAATCATCAAAGACCTAGTAGTTGAATTAGTGAGGAAGTAAATGATCCCTTTAGCAAAGAAGGCAGCACCTGCTGCTATCGCAGCGTTACGTCAGGCTACAGCCCTGCGCCCTAAGCGCAAGAAGGCAAGCGATGGGTTGCTCCCATCTAAAGCACACGTTCATCAGAACCCAAACTCAGATCACAACTCTGGCTTTGCAGTAGATGTAACACACGACCCAGTGTTTGGCATTGACTGTTCTTTTGCTTTCATCAAGCTACAAGCAGACCCACGCGTTAAGTACCTAATCTTCGCAGGTAAAATTTGGTCCAAGGAAAAGGGCAACAAGGATTACACCGGACCTAACAAGCACAACAAGCATCTTCACATCAGCATCAAGGAGACTTGCGGTGATGACACATCACCTTGGTTCCCTTGGTTGGGTGAAGTAAAAACCATAAACAAAGTGAAGGCGGCAGTTAAGCCTTTACCTAAGAAGGAGGCAAAATGAATAAGAAGAAACTAGAAGCTATTGCTTCAACATACCTTCGTGCTGCAATCGCTTCAGTAATTGCACTGTACCTTGCTGGCATTACAGACCCAAAGGCTTTGCTATCAGCAGCAGTTGCTGCTGTTGCAGGTCCATTGCTTAAGGCACTAGATCCAAATGCTACAGAGTTTGGCAAGAATACAGCTAAGTAAAGTTTGACTGCGAGGCTATGGCCCCTGCTCTCTTCGGAGAGTGGGGGCCTTTTTCTATTTGTAGCACAATTTAAGAATGTGCTACTTTCTAAAGCACTGAACCCCACGCCGCGAAACGTGGGGCCAGGCGGCCAACGAATCAGTGGTGCCTAGGACTCACTACCCCTGGTAGAGATCACCGGTCTGACCCGTCGTAGCGTAATAGTAATCAGATATTATCTGGGTTGTCAACTGGACAGGGAACTATAGCCAGCGCACCGCAGGAGAAGCAGGTAGCATCGAGTGCATACCAGACCAGCTCGTAATCTTCAAAGCTAGCCATAACATTAAAGACCTGGGACCCACAGGTACAGACGTGGATAGGGCCAAAGTCCCTCAGATCGGCCCCGTAAGGCTCAGGAAGGACATCGTAGAGGCGACGTCTGCCCCGCATTCTTGGCAGGGTGAGTAGACGGAACCGGCTCACAGGGCCTCCATTCTGTCGGCCCGTGAGGGCCATACTGTTATTCGCCTACGGCTCATATTATAGACATACTCAACCTAGTATAGGAACCGAGACACGCCGTGCTATCCTTGGCCTATGCCTAGAATCTATTCGGTCAAAATCTTTGGTCAACGCTACAAGATTGACTATAAGCATCACGATGAGGATAGCTATGGGATGACCTACTCAGATTCTAATAGGATCTCTATGCGTCACAATATGACTGAAGACAAGATGATCCACGTGCTAATGCACGAGGTTACTCACGCTGTTATTCACGAGTCACTGCTATCTCTACGCAAGCGCTTTGATGTAGAAGAAGTCTGTGACCTAGTGGGATATCACATTGTGGATGTACTCAAAGATAATCCGGCGCTACGTGAGTGGTTGTTCGGTGACAAAGAAGAAGAAAAGGAAGTGAATTAAATGCTTGGATTTGCATTCGGTTTGGTGTTAGGCTTTGTTGCGGCTTACGGATTCGATACGTGGCTTGTCTGGAGGGACAATAACAAATGGCAATAGAAGATCCAAAAGAATTACTACTGCACGTACTACACACTAAGGATGCTAGTCGTTCACGTAGTGTACAAACACAGGTAGGTCCATCAGAGATTGGTGGCTGCCGTCGTAAGGTCTGGTACCGATTGAACGCACAGCCTGAGACTAATGAGAATCAGTCAAAGCTTGCTGCGATTATGGGTACAGCTATCCACGCAGCAATCGAAGACGCTATTGGTCACATCGATCCTGATGGCAAGGAGTACTTGGTTGAGACCGAGGTTGCCTACGGTGATATGAAGGCACACGTTGACTTGTTCGTACCTAGTACTGGTGCTGTCATTGACTGGAAGACTAGCAAGGTGAAGAACCTTAGTTACTTCCCATCAACGCAACAGCGTTGGCAGGTACAGGTATACGGATACCTACTGGCAAAGAACGGTTACGAAGTTAAGACCGTCAACCTAGTAGCTATTGCACGTGATGGTAGCGAGAAGGATGTCAAGGTACATACTGAACCTTACGATGAAGCTATTGCTTTACAGGCTTTTGAGTGGTTGAATCAGGTCAAGGCATCACCAACATTACCTGAACCTGAGAAGGATCAGTCCTTCTGTAAGGATTACTGCCAGTACTACGACGCAACAGAAACAATGGGTTGTGGTGGCTTAAAAAAAGAACGTATCGTCCTTAGTGAAATAGTTATTGAGGACGAAGAAGTTGACAAGAATGCCTTGCACTACTTACAGTTAGACAGCAAGATTAAGGAGCTGGAGAAGGAACGGGATTCCTTCAAGGCTTCACTCGAAGGGACTACTGGAGTTACTAGATCCGGTATCGAGATAAGCTGGACAACTGTTAAGGGTCGTGAGACTATTGACAGTAAGGAAGTTGAAAAACTTCTAGGGTTCATACCGAAGGTTGTTGGTAATGAATCAGTAAGACTAAACATCAAAACTAATGGAGGAAAATAAATGGCTGCACCCGATTCAACAAAGTTCCAGATTAACTACAAGTTATCTGATGGAACACTTATCAATCTTTACGCAACAGATGTACGTGAACTAGAGTCTGGCCTTGCAGATCTTGGTATGGTCGCAAGCCTTATCAAGTCAACAGGTGCAGACCTTGGTGGTTCTGCAACAGCATCAGCAGTTGCTGCTATTACTAACGCATTTCCTGGTGCTACACCAGTAGCACAGCCAGCAGCAGCACCAGCAGCAGACGGTGGCAAGCAGTGCCGTCACGGTGCTATGTCATTCAAGTCAGGCGTCTCAGCTAAGGGTCCTTGGCAGGGCTGGATGTGTGCAGCACCAAAGGGTGCAGCAGATAAGTGCGACACTATCTGGGTTCGCTAGTTGTATGCGCGGTCCTTGGGAGTATGAAGACCCAAGCTGCGCTTCAGTAGGCGGTAACTTTTGGTTTCCTGAAAGAGACGCTGGCAGTTTAGGTTTAACTGTTATTAACTTTCAATCAGAGGAAGCCAAGATAGCTAGGAATGTTTGTAATAGTTGCACTCATAAAATCGAGTGTCAACAATGGGGGATACAGCACGAGAAGTATGGGATCTGGGGAGGGCTTACCGAAGGTGAGCGTGAACCAATCCGTAAGCGACTCAACATAATCGTGAAGGAGGTAGGCATTGCTGACTTTACAGCGAGCGTGGGGAACAGTTCTCACCAAGGCCACACCTCTACCTGATGTTTGGAAAGGGCTAGCTGCCAAACAGATTCAGTTCCGAAGGGGACAGGTCTGTATGGTGGCAGCCGCACCAAATGCTGGTAAGTCTATGTTTGCCTTGATCTATGCGATTAAGGCAGGCGTACCTACACTGTTCTTCTCAGCTGATACTGATACTACTACCGTGATGATGCGTGCAGCAGCACACTCATCCGGTCACAATCAGACCACAGTTGAGCAGAACCTATCCACTGATAACCATTATTACGATAAGCACTTTGACAAACTGAAGCACATCAAGTGGGTATTCGATTCATCACCATCACTAGACGATATTGAACTAGAGATCAAAGCCTACGTAGAACTCTACGGTGAGGCACCTGAGTTAATAGTAATAGATAACTTAATGAACGTAGCAGCAGAGACAGATAACGAATGGGCTGGCCTGCGTGCAATTATGATGGAGCTTCACGATATGGCACGCAAGACTGAGGCTTGTGTCTTAGTACTGCACCACGTATCAGAGCAGTCAGAGTATGGATCTACTACCAAGCCAGCGCACAGACGTGCTATCCAGGGCAAGGTCAGTCAGTTACCAGCACTGATCCTAACTCTGGGTTACGACGCCCTCAATGGTGAGCTAAACATAGCCGCAGTTAAGAACCGATTTGGTCCACATACCGCAGACGGTAGTGACTATGTAGGTCTTAGTGTCAACTACGGTGCCTGCCAGATATCAGATCGCAATGCCTTTGGTGCAATGCTACAAAGGGATGCAAGGTTTGGTTATACTGGTAACTATAATGTAGATGAGTATGGAAATGAGGTAGAGGTATGACACACGATGAATTGCAGCAAAGAGTCAACGATTTATACACGAATGTAAATGAGGAAAATCCGACACGAGCAGAGGAAAGCAAGGCGCATTATGCCATTCGTGCAGTAGTGGAACTGCATAAGCCTTGGACTATGGAAAATGGTGATGGTGAGGAGTCACTTGGTTGTTCTTGTATACCAGAACTTCCAGCGTTCTTAAACCCGTATCCTTGCAAAACTATTCAGGCTATTGAGAAAGAGTTGCAATGAGCACCTGTCTTTGCTTTAGAAACTATCAATGCCTATCTTGCGAGGCTGGTATTCGACGTGAGACTAGAGCTGCTAATCCAACTAGACCAAGATCAATGGCAGGCACGGCACGCAAGGTTGCAGAGTGTGGCACACGTGCTGGGTATAACCGTCACATCAAGCAGGGTGAGCCTACTTGCACAGCGTGCAAGGCAGCACAGAATGCTGGCGTAAAGAAATATCAGAGAGAGAAGGCAATGGCCAATGGCTAACACAGAGATCCAGTACCTGAAGAAGAGAGTTAACCAGCTAGAGCACGATATGAAGAATATGGTGATGGCTTTGATTGAACTTAAAGTGTTTAAGATTAAGACAGATGAAGATGGCAATGTTGTCTACGATACGGATAGTGATGGCAAGTAGATACGACAGAGTCAAGGGTGCAGTCTTTGAGACTGACGTAATGAAATTCTTGCGAGGTATACCAGGTGTCCTGGCGGAACGCCTGACTAAAGCCGGAAGCAAGGATGAAGGGGACCTAGTAGTTATGGTCGCGGGAAAGACCTACATACTAGAGTTAAAGAACAGGAAGTCCTTGAACTTACCAGAGTTCTGGGCTGAGGCTGAAGTTGAGGCGCAGAACTATGCAAAGGCTAGAGGTATTGGGGAAGTGCCACCGGCTTATGTAATAGTGAAGCGTCGCAACTCCAGCATAGGTAAAGCGTGGGTAATTTGCTCACTCGATCAATGGATAACGGAGAAACAATAATGCCAGTACCACACGGAGTAATCAGTACATCAACAGGACCAGCTGAATCAACAGAGGTCACAGAACTTGTAGAAGAAGAACTACCAGAGGCAGAAACAGATGAAGTGGCGGAGTAAAGCAACAGGCGTTGCCTATGAAGCCTATGATTCGTTCAAGCCTACTTGGGATGGCTACTTCGTAGCTCTCAAAGCGGAGAATGAAAAGATACCTGCTGTTTATATGACGTATTCAAATCTTATCGAAGCATTTGAAAGGGTAGAAGATGAAGAGCCTATCAGAGAAGGAATGTATGATGGATGGGATACAGAATGATCTGCAATAGTTGCACCTATAAGATGCACCGACAATGTAAAGGATGCGAATGTCAACATCGGACTGGTCCAGGGCACGTAAGTCCAAAGGCTTTAAGGGCGACGTTGACGCGAACTCAATCCCGATTGGAGCAATCGTCACCTATTTCGGAGGCGAAGTCCGTGAAGGAAAGTCAGCATCAGTAAGGTGTTGTCTTCATACTGACAGTCGCAGGTCGGCAGTCATCAACACGTATGACAACTTGTATTACTGCCACACCTGTGGCAAGGGAGGCAACGCGGCTAACCTTGTCTGCATACTAGAGAACTTGGAGTTTAAGGATGGCCTCAAACGCGCAATCGAAATTGCTTCTGGAAGCGGCGCAGCGATACGCCCAGGAAATAAGTCCGGAGGCAATCGTCGCGCTACTAGAACGTGGAATCTCTGAAGAGGTAGCTGCTCGGTTCCAGCTGGGTACTATCACTGATCCTATCAATGGTCACGAGATGTACGAAGGATGGATCAGCATCCCTTACATCACTGCCAGTAACTACTGCGTGGGCTTTAAGTTCCGCAGGCTAGATGATGGTAAGCCTAAGTATGGTAGCCCGACAGGGCAGAAGGCTCACCTCTATAACGTTACTGACATCCTGTTGCAGTCACCTTATATCGTGGTGTGTGAGGGTGAGCTAGATACCGTCATCACATCAGGGATGCTAGGCATACCAGCTGTAGGTGTACCTGGTGTGCAGGCTTGGAAGCCACACTTCAGTAAGCTCTTCAATGGCTACGATACTGTCTATGTAGTAGGCGATAACGATGTCAAGGAAGATGGCTCTAACCCTGGCGCTGAGTTCAGCAAGCGTGTCGCATCAGAGATAATGAACTCAACTATAGTAACATTACCACCAGGT